ACACGTGTTGTACTTGTTACTGTTAATGGAGCAGTACCAGTTGGAACATTAGAAATATATCTAGTTGCAGTAGAAATGCCGGTTGCATTTAAGTTTCCAACATTAGCATTACCAACTAATGTTAATGTCTTAGGACCTGATGCAGGAGCAAAGTCAAATACAAAATCTGCATCACCGTCAAGAATATTATTGTTATTAAATTGTACTGTAGTGTTTGACCCTTCAGCGGCTGAAGTACCACCTCCACTAACCGCAGAAACAATTCTACCACCTGTGGCATACATGTTTGCAGTGAGTACTGTTGTCTGCAATGATTGAACATTACCAGCAACTCCGTTTGCTAATAACTCATTAGAAACTGTTACTAACGTGCTACTAGGTTTAGACTTAATATAGTAAGGAGTATCATTTAATAAACCACTAGTACTCAAACTTCCAACGAACATGACTTCTTGGTTGAGTGAGAATAAAGCACTATTACCTACTGTAATTTGATTAGTTGCAACAGTTGTTGCTGTTACTGTAGTATAAGAATATGTGTTGTATCCACTGGTATTTACTGGAGTTGTTAAACCAGGGTCTGAATATAATGCAAAAGTATTTGATGTTAAAATATCAACATAATATGACTGTCCATTTAAGTCAGTCATTCCAGCCGCATCAGTGATGGTGATTTCAGCACTATCAGTAAAGAAGTTATCCTGTGTAGTAGTGACTACACCTGGATTTGCTTTAGTTACATTTTGGATAAAAGCAATAATAGTAGACTTGGGAGTCCATGACAAATTACCTAAACCATCTGTTTCTAATACGTAGCCAATTGCGCCACCGTCAATCTTAAGATTTTGCACGGGGCCTAATTGAAGTTTAGTATTACCTAGTGGTTCGATATTGCCGGTATAATTAATCCAAGTATTTGTTGATTCGACATAGGTTAATAATTGACCTGTCTGAGCATTAGAAATATTAAGATTACCACCACCGCTTCCATCAATTTGACTAAAACTGATTTCAGAATAACCTGTTAAAACTTCAATGTTTTCATTAGGTGTGGTTTTACCGATAAAAAGGCGCTTAGTGTCTGACGCCCAGCCAAATTCGGCCTCGTCTAACTGGGGTAGGTCAACTAAGTTACCTGCCCTCTGCTGAATTTTTGATATTTGTACGATTGCCATAAGTGTAATCTTTACCCATTGATTACACTTATTTATGCTTTTAGGTTTCTAAATCTTAAACGAACCTTGAGTAATATTGCTCTAGTCTATCGTACCATTTGGATACATATCCGTCAAATTCAGTACCCTCAACGATGAATTCTTGATATTGATTATCAGCACTACACATAAAGATCACGCCTTTACGTATATTAGTTCCCCATACTTCATTATGTGCTGTTGCATATGCCGCAGTTTGAATAAAGTAATCATCAATCCATTCACGCTTTTTGGGCTTGTTTGTTTGCTTGTGGTCCATAATGGCTTCGTCACCATTATGTACTCCAACTAAGTCTGTGGTCCCAGCATAAACTTCAGGAAAATATAAAGATACTTCCGTGCCCCAAAACTCGGTGCAGTTGGATAATCCTTTAGATATGATTGAATGCGCCATCTGATGTGATTGCATACTATATGGATTGCTTCCGGGCTCACCTGTTTCTCCTGTCTTTACATAGTTCTCAAGCCATTTGTGCATTCGTGTTCCACGACCTGCGGCTTCAGTAGTAATTTGTTGAGCCTTTTCGGCACCAACACGCTTGCGCCATTCATGAAGCGCCTTCTTAGATTCTTCTGACTTAGTTGCATCTAAGATTGTTGTTACACTAGGAACTTTAAATCCGTCAGGTGTAACATACTTACGTGAACCATCAATCGTTTCTCGTTTTAGTTCTACGTAATTAAATTTATTTGTTAAGGCCATATCTTCTCGGTAATCCTGCTTCGTACTGATACCACTGATTAGTTTCAAATAATCTGTGAAATTGTGTTTTAAAAGTTTTTAAACTGACATAATCAGATTCTATTGGTATAATTTCACCATGTCTTTTAATAATTTGTTTGTAAATGTAGTTTGCTAATAATATTTGCGCTTCAGGTCCATCGTGTCCGTTATCTAATGCTTTAGGATAGCCAAAGGTTATGCGAGCAAAATCTTGTAACGTGTTTGGATTAGTTCTAATACTATAGTTAAGTTCAGGATGATTACGTTTTATAAATTCATTCACATTAGGGTTGTTGCTGTAATCTGGAATATAATCAGATGTTAGATAAGGTACATTATTTGATTCAAATAAATTAATAATAGATTGCCACTGTAATAATTTTTTAAATTCCATCATACAGACTCCATGATCATCCATGTGTCTATAAATTTCTTTTGATAATGCTATGTCATCGTGTACACATATATTAATATAATCTTGTACAGGACCATGCTGATTTTCAATTAAGTATTCTTCTCTTCTACTATTTTGTGACATTGCAACCACAAAAAAAGGTTTTGAATTTTTAGGTAGATTCTTATAAAAATAGTCGTATGTTCTGCGATGTATGCCATCATTACTAGATCCAGGTGTCGCTAGATTAACTACAGGAACTCCTAGTTTATCTGCTAGTAATTTTGGCCAGCCCTCTGTGGGAGGATCGTATAAACCTTGGCAGTATGTAAAACTACAACCGTTAGTAACCAAGTGTGAAATTTCTAATGCCATTTATACTCTGAAACTTTCCCCACAGCCACAATGATCTTTAGCATTAGGATTACCAAAGTCGAACCCTTCGTTCAATCCATTCTTTTTGTAATCGACCGTCATTCCATTTAGATATACATGTGACTTCGGATCAACAAAAACTATATATCCATCCTGTTCATATTTGATATCTTCTTCGTTAGCAGTATCTACGAATTCAAGTACATAAGCCAAACCGGAGCAACCGGTAGTCTTGACACCAATACGTATGCCAAGACCCTTTCCACGCTTAGTCAAGTGCTTTATAATTTTTTCGTGTGCTGGTTCTGTTACTGTGAGCATGCAAATATTTATTTTATCTTACTATACAGTATAGATAAGTTTATTGCGAATGTCAATGATTATGGATTATTTTTTAAGGGCATTCTTAGCCATTTGTGATACGACCTTTTGATTTTCATCTTCAGGTTGTTCCCCGGGAGCGTTTTGGCCTTTGAATACTACTTTGTCACCTTGGATGTTTCTGATAACATCTTTGAGCGGTGGCTTTTTAATCATGTTATATAGATCCTCACGATCTAAGATAACATCATATCTTCTGAAATAATCTTGTAGGTTGTCAACGGAAAAATCTAATGAAATTTCTCCGTTGTCTAAATCATTTTTTAATTGATTTGATAGTGCGACAATTTTAGTAACGTATGCACTCTCATCATCGAACTCATAGAGGCGCATTAATTACCTCTTTAATCTGCCGACCCCACCAGCAGGTGCTGTTTCAGGCTCTTCTTCAGGTTCTGTGGGTTCTGGAATTTCTGCTGAAATGTCTGTGTCCATTTCAATTTCTTCTTCGCCAGGAGCAGCCATACCAGCACCTAAGTCAGCGCCCATGCCTGAACCAAAGCCAGGACCACCTTGCCCTGTCAATCCACCGAGAGCAGATTGTAGTGAAGTTTTTGCTTGTTGTAGTGTGGCGTTTAAGTTAGTAAGAGTCTCGGATGCCTGTGTGTTGAACTGTTCACTTTCATTAACACCGATTTCAGACTGGATTGAATCCACCAGGGCAGGTAGTTCTTTTACTAGCATATCGTTAACATCTTCGTACATCTTCTGAATACTGTCAACCATATCCTGTGCGGCTAAAATAACCTGTGACTTTTCTACTTCTTCGTTCTCTAACACGATACGTGTACGAACGTTGTCTAATTCATGATAACGTGCAGTCAATGCTTCAGCCATGAATACTAGTTTTAGATAAGCAGGGCTATTCTGATTCTTATAGAAGTCAGTAGCACTTCTTGATTCCTTAATGAGACCATGAACTTTACTTAGCATGGCTCTTGTCTTTAATTTATCCAAAGCAGATACATCGAAATTCATTTCGAAATTTTCAGCAAGTGCTTTAGAAGCATGGTTTTTGTTGTCTAAATCGTTAAGTCTCATAGGGTTATTCTTCCGTTTTGATTATGTATTTATCTCATATGGTTAAAACCGGGCTTTTTAGTCTTACTAAACTTTTGAGCCTGGATAATCTTAGATGTATTTATATAGGAATTAATTTCCCTAATCATCATCTTTTTCTTAAGAGCATCTTCTTGTAGTTTAATGATGTATATCCATTTATTGTTAGTATCTTTAGTGTTCTTAGCCATTTTTTTATGAATAGCCAAATCTACTTCCATACTACATAACTTCAAGTCTAAGTCTTTTATGCGATTGGCTTCGCTATATCTCTTTGCATTGTCAAAAATGCACCAAGTAACTGCATTACGAACATTGGCGAATTCATATGTATCATACGTAGATTTAAGTGATACTTTAAAATATCCCGTAGACGTAGGTGAAATATGATATTTTCCAAACAACTCATAATTATTCTGACCATCATTGATCATCAGAACATCTTTTAATTCAGTTGTTAATTCTTTCTTAAAAAAGTTTTCAAGTTTATTGATATCCATTATACTACCTCAAAATAAACATTACGTAATTCAGGTGTTGTGTTTAAGAACTTGGGAATACTATCGTTTTGACTATCTAATAGTATCATAGGAACTCCTTCACAGTCTTTATACAACGCACCGAATGATTCTATGCCATCTTCAAATACGCTAGAATGCTGTACCTCAAATTCAAATTTCCAACAAGATTCCAATCGATCAGAATCAAACGTATAGAAAAATCCAAATTTAGAAATATGTTCTTCTGTTAAATCTAGTTTATGTGGAACTTTAATAATTTCAGGCTGTGAACGTAATGAAATTACTTGTAACAATGTGTCAAAATTACATTGTGTATTTCTACGCAATAACCAATTGGTTACGTCATTACCCTGTGGCTTAGACCTGTTAAGCACGCCGGTCTGCGTAATATCAAAAAGAGTGTAACAACAAATGCGATGCATGATGTTACTATTTAATGCCAATAAAAAACCCGGGAATAAATCCCGGGTTCTCTATTTTAACTCAAACTAAGATTAGTTTGTGAATGTTGCTGATGCTGTTACAGTTACAGCGTTAGCCCATGCGGGACCTGGATCTGCTTCAAGAGCAGTAACTAGGGTAGCAGTAGTCCATGCACCTGTTGGGTAAACAGCGAATGCTAATGTGTCATTAGATGTATCTGTGTACTCATAGATGTAGATAGTTGCCAACTGCTGAATTGCCTGGATGCCTGCTGCCAACTGAGTAGTTGTCAATGCACCGTTTGCAGTTGCAGTGAAGAAGTCTAACTTTGGACCTTGTGGCTGAACTGTGGCTGCTGAAGTAGCCGCGTTAACACCAGTGTTTGTGTATGAAGGGCTGTCTAACCATGTAACTGGCTTAAGATCACCATTAACTCTTGTAAATTGTGCCATTTTGTTTTTCCTTTATATGTAATGAGACTCAAGGTCTCTACTTTTATTTATTCCTGTTTTAAAAAAACTTGGTTTTGGCTTATCTTCCTGCAAGATTTTGGCGACTGAATCCCATGCGATCAACGAATTTTAGACCCTGTGCAACGAAACCTTCTTGTGTTTGCGTACCGTCTTGCAGATAGCCCTTTACAGGGCTTGTCTCTGCGGCTCTATCAAGTTGTTTTACTACGTCCATTTTAAGATTATAGATAGCGACCCAAATCTTAAACGCTCCTACTAAGCCCTCTTTATTATTCTCAAGATGCTCTGCAATCTTGGCTCGCATCTTATCAGTCATGGGTCTTGTCTCCACGTATTCTAGGAAACCTTTTAGTAGATTTGATAGATCACCTGCTACAATACGCTTGTTAATGTAAGTAGTGAACAATTGATTAAAGGTGTTACGTGCCTGAGGTGCAGTATTCATTAGTTGATTTACTGCTGAACCATACTTGTTTAATGCCGACTCTGCTTCGTTCTTAAGTTTAGTGTTTAACTTTAACTTAGGAGTTACTGGCATTTTACTTGGAACAATAGCAACATTACTATTATTGTCTAAGTTACCAATGGATCCATTCAATGGAACTGCTTCATCAGTGCTTACAGCATCAGGCTTAATAAACTGGTGTACCGCAATTGCGGCATCTTTTCCTGCTAACAACTTACCTACACTGCTATCTGTATCAACCGTGTATGTAATACCGTTTGGATTTGCTCTAAATTTATAAAGACCGTTTTGATCATTCAATGGTCTGCTGAATAATAAGTCACCCCAGTAGTAGCCATTACCACCGCGGTCTGCTTTTTCTAGTCCAGGCCAAATTCTAGCGATCAAGTCATATAGATCACCTCGATTTACCCCTCTGGCAGCATCATATTGAACAAATTCTTTTGGGCTATACACATTACGTCCAGTACCATCTTTCTTGTTGAACATGTG